AGCGTAAGCGGTAACCCTAATCTCCGCCGCGATAAAGCGGCGGGGTAGGTAAAACAGGAGACAACATGTCGGTTTTAAAGAATTTAAGAAAACTCTCCTCAATGGAGTTCTATAAGAATGCGCTCAGAATACGCAAAGAGATTACAAAATGGCTTTTATGCGATTTCGGCTACCGCCGAAATCCAAAGCGAGTAGAGCAAATCATAAAAGATATAGACGAGGCCGACCAAAATACAATAAATGAAATATTTCAAAAGTATGGGCAAACTACCGGCTATGCAACCGTATATCCATCATGGTTCGTAGAGTTTGAAAGAGCTCAAATTATGCGAGTCATGGAAGATATGATAGAGAACATCGCAAGAGCCAATTTCATCTACGCCAGGCTCGAATGCGAATGGGATTTAAGGCGGTCATATCAAGATAAGGCTATAGGCGATTGCTATGTACTATATTCAGAACTCCAATATATAAAAGAGTCATTCGGCAACGGTACAGACATGAATAAATTCATTCCGATACTGGAAGCAATAGACAAAGAAGAGGAATTATTAAAAGGCTGGAGACAGTCAGATAATAAACTGAGAAAGAAAACAGTGGGTAACATTTGAAGCCTCCGCTACGAATTTCTGCAATTGCAACAACAACGGCAACGCGAACTACAACAACGCAGGCAATGCCAACAATTACGTTCGCCCTCGATTTGAATGGTGTACAGCGTCCATTGACACGTACACTTAACAAAGGAAATGTTATCCCATCCGAAAGGAGAATTAAGCCTACGATGCTGTCAGATACGTCTGGTACAGCTATAGACGCAGGCTCTTATTTATGTATGAAATCCTTACAGACATGAACGTATTATACAATTCATTTCAGAAATGTAAGCAGAATGTGGACTGGAAAAATTCAGTCCAGTCTTATGAAGCCAATTTACTTCCAAATCTATATAGGCTCAGGAAGAGTCTAGTAGACGGCACATATAAGCAACGAGAATTCTACGAGTTCGATATCAATGAACGAGGCAAACAAAGACACATAAAGTCACTCCACATATCAGATAGAGTTCTTCAAAGAGCCATATGCGACTGCATCTTGGCGCCCAAGCTTTACAGCAAGCTTATATATGATAACGGTGCTTCACAGGAAGGTAAGGGTATATCTTTTACAAGGGATAGGCTTAAATGCCACCTCCAGAGGTTCTACAGAGCCCAAGGGAATAAAGGATATATTTTACTGTTAGATTACAGTAAGTTTTTCGATAGCATCCCACATGATCTTCTCATGGAGAGACTACAGAAAGAATTTGATGACGAAAGGTTCCTAGAGCCGTTATCAAATTTGATAGATTCATTTGGAGAAGAGAAATCTTTAGGGATAGGCTCACAAATATCGCAGATATTTGGAATTTACTACCCCACGCCAGTAGATACATATTGCAAGGTAGTCAAAAGTTGCAGGTATTACGGCAGATATATGGATGATTTATATATCATTCATCAAGATAAAGCATTCCTGAAAGAAATGCTTAAGGATATAACGAGAATTTCCGAAGAATTGGGCTTAAAGGTCAATCAAAAGAAGACTCAAATCCACAGGATAGATAAAGGATTTATTTTTCTTAAGAATCAATATTTCATAACGGATACAGGAAAGATTGTCATAAAGCCTTGTAAGGCAAACTTCATAAGACAAAGAAGAAAATTAAAGAAGCTCAAAGTCAAGATGGACAATGGCGAAATACCTTTTGAAGACATCATGACAACCTATAAATCATGGAGAGGTAGTATCGAGAATCTAAATTGCCATCGCAGCTTAAGAAATATGGATAAGCTATTTAAAACAATATACAAGAATCAATTGAAAGGAGAAAGAATATGCCAAAAGTAATCATAGGTAATTCTGAAATCGAAGTTAAATCAATCAGAGCACACGGACAGAATAGCATAGCCTTTGTCTTACCTGAGACAGGAGTAGATGCTGAGGATTTTGCCGATGTAAAGTCGCTTACTTACGAAGATGATAACGGTAAGAAGGAAAAATTTACCGGACTCACATTCAATTCGGTTCTATGTGATGTAGCACCACCAGCAGAGACCGAAAGCGAGATTGAAAGCACACCTACATCCACAGAGGAAACCACAGTTATCTTTGATACAGCCGAGGTAATTGAGAATCCGAGAGAAATAATATGATTGATATAGCATTAATAATCGATACCCAGGATGAGATTATTAGGATGCAGTCAGAACTCATAAAAGAGATGGCATCCGTAATATCCCAACATGATATTGAGATGTCATATTCGAAACAAATAGAAGAATTGGAAAACTTAAAGAAAAGGTTAACCTAGAGAGCTTATGCTCTCTTTTATTTTTCCCAAGGAGGTGAAAGTTATGAGCAAAGAATGGTGGAAAGCAGCAGGTATTAGAGCTCTTAAAACGGTAGCACAGACAGCCATTGCAACAATTGGAACAGCAGCAGTAATTGCTGATGTAAATTGGGTGGCTGTAGCTTCGGCTTCAATATTAGCCGGAGGATTATCACTGTTAACATCGGTTGCAGGCCTACCGGAGGTAGATAAATGACAGCGGTAGAGATGGCTCTGCTGTTCATGCAGGCAATGCTTGCATTCGGAAATTTGTGCATCATGCTATTTGCACTCAGAAGCTTCCTGAAGAAGCCACATGAGGCAATGGAGACCCGAGTTTTTACTCTTGAAACAAAGGTTGCAGAGATTGAGAACTCTCTTCATAAAGGCAATGATCGCTTCAGAGAGCAAGATACCATGAATGAAGTATTTCTTGAGTGTATGCTAGCATTCATTGATTTCGAAATTGCATATTGTCTGCATACTGGGTACGAGCACTCAGAAGATTTAAGCAGAGCTAAGAAGACCCTTCAGGAATATTTAGCGAAGAAATAGAAAGGTGGTCATTATGGTACCAATAAAAGTTCAGACTGCGAACAGAAGCAATTATGGTAGCAAGAGAGATGTATCAAAGATTAAATACATCGTTATCCATTACACTGGAAATGATGGAGATTCAGATGAGAGTAATGCTAAATACTTCGCCAACAACATAGTTAAA